TGGCTCCGCTGTCCCCGGCCTCGCGTCTGGAGGGTTCATCGAGCAGGCAGGGCTGGCGATGCTCCACGCAGGCGAGGCCGTAGTCCCCGCCGAAGTCACCCAGAACGTCACGGGCGGCGGTGGCGGTGGGGGCGGCAGTCCTGGAGAGGTCACTATCGAGCAGGTGACGGTCGAGATAGGCGACCAGTCCCTCGACTTCCGTGACCTCACTCGGTCGGACCTGGCCGACCTCGCGGATATGCTCGGAGACGAGTTCGGTAGCCAGGTGGAGGACATCATTACATAACGATGACATCGACAGGACTCACCCTCACGAAGAACGACGGCACCGAGCAGTTCACGCTCAAGGCAGACCAGGTGAAGTCGGTAGTCTCGATGGGCGTGGTTACGAAGGCTCTGCTGGGTGGCATCTCGTCCCTCAGCGGCGGGGACCCTACCCTGTCGAAGGAGACGTACGAAATCAACGGCGTCATCCGGGATATGGAGGCCGCAGACTACCCCAACAGCGGCACCTACGCAGACGACGACCTCGGCTTCGCCGTAGAGTTGGCCCGCGCCTGTAAGGAGTGGCGGCCCACTACGCAGGACGGCCTGAACACGATGGAGTACGACACGGGCACGGACCTGCGCGGCCCTGTGGACGGCCTGCTCACCGAGGTCCAGGTGACTGAGAACCGGAGCAACGACGCCCCACGGCAGTACGGCTTCACAGTCGAGTGGACGCACTACGATGTCTACGTGGGGTGACGTAGATGGCAACCTACACCGTTGAGGTAGAGGGGACACCGCTGGATAACGTCTCGCACGTCGAGCGAGAGCAGGGGGACGAGGGGCAACTCGGGAAGGCAGTCGTGGAGTGTTCCAACACCTCCGCGAATCGTGCGGTAGAGAGCGGGGACGACGCCACGCTCAAGCGCGGGAGCGAGGTCATCTTCCGGGGGAAGGTCACGAAGGCACCCACGAAGGGCCGGACAGGAGAGCAACTGGAGTTCACGCTCAAGGACAAGCGGGTGATTCTGGAGTATATCGAGGCTCACAGGCCGTTCTACCAGATGGACCCTGGAGCCATCATCCGGCAGAGCGTGAACCAGCGGGCAGACGTTCGCTCTCCTGTCACCGTAACCACGGCAGACGACCTGAGCAACTGGTCCTCAGACGCTCCAGAGTTCGGCCTCGTGTCCTCTGCCGAGAAACAACTCCACGAGTACGGGTCGGACGCCCTCTTTATCGGGTGGCCCGGCGGCTCTGAGGGCGACTATCACGTGACCTACGACGCAGTACCGTCGAACGCCATCCCTGGAGACGGGCAAATCGTGCGACTATCCACCCGTCTACTCGTGAACAACCGGGGGGACCAGATAGCGACAGAGGTAGACCTGCGGGATAATGCCGGAAACAACTACATATGGCAACCCGAAGGCACCCTGTTCAACTACAAAAACTACGAATTTAAGGCGGAGGACGCCGGGACAGAGGCAACTATCGGGAGCAGACTCACACAAAACGGGGCGATTCAGTTCCGTTTTCGGATGAAAGGCCAACTCCCAGAGCCGAGAGCCGCCAGCATCGACCGGGTTTCCGCCCTCCCCTTCGTGCTTAAGAGCCGGTCTACCGACCTCACTACCACGAACGTAGAGGACACGGGCCACACAATCACCCGAAGAATCGACGGCTCCGTCCTCTCTACTCTCAACACCTTCGCAGTTGAGGAGGGGTATGCCTCGTGGGTAGACGGCTCCGACGACCTACACTTCGAGCCTGCGGGTGGAATCGGCTCTGCGCAGTCCATCACCTACGGCTCTACCCCCGTGGTGTCGGCGGAGTTCAACCGAGACTACGACGAGATTCGGAATAAGGTGACAGTCCAGGGTGCGAATAACGTCCAGGTCACGGCCGTAGACCAGTCCTCTGTCAAATTCTACGGCCTCACAGAGCGCGAGGAGCAGATAGTGGACAGCGAAATCCAGAGCAACGACGAGGCCCAGCGCAGAGCCGAGGGCTTCCTGGAGGAAAACGCCTGGGACGACGGCGCGATGTCGTTTGAAATCGCGGATGGCTCGTACGAGAACGTGCGAGTGGGGCAGGTCATCCAGATAAACTGGCCGCCGGAGGACATCAATAACGCCTACGTGGTTTCGGGCGTACAAACAGACGAGGAGGGCTACGTGACAGTCAATATCGGAGGTGCGCAACTCGGATGAGTACCAGTTTAGACGCCGAGGAGCGGCTGGTGTGGCTGGGCGTCCAGACCAACTCCGCGAAGGTGAACGCTCTCCAGGGGGACGTGAACCAGTTGAAGGACACCGTGGGCGAGTGGGGCGACTTCCAGACGGCAGTAGACGACAATACCTCCTTCAGCGAACTGGAAACGGACCTCATCAACAACTACGGGTGGTCGCAGGAGGACGCCCAGGCGTTCACCGACCGTCTCTCCCGCGAGTTCAACTCCTACACCGACTTCGCAGACCAGGTGAACAACCAGTTCACCTCCTATGACGACCTCCAGGGCGTGTTCGACCAGGCGACTACCTTCCAGGGAGACGCCCAGACAGACACCGGCCAGCCTGCCGCAGGCATCAGAGTCCACGAGAGCGATGGCACGTCCTACTCGGGCGTCTCTGTCCCGGCAGGCACGACCGAAATCTTCGGCGTCCGGGTGGAGTTCAGCCAGCAGGACCCACCGAGGGGGACGACCGAGCCTGTCACCTACGCGAATATGGCCTCGGACGACGCAGACGACGTGGCTACGGTCTACGGGTCCATCACCTTCTCGGCAGACGTGACGAACCCCAACGGCTGGCAGGTGGACCAGCAGGTGAGCCTCACCGAAGACGGGAGCGTCATCTCGTCCAAGAACGTCAGCATCGCCGCCAACTCCACTAAGACGGTCGAGTTCACGGTAACGAAGCAGGACTACATTTGCGCGGAGTACGCCATCGGGGACCTGGACCCCATCCTCGCCTGCTGGGTACCGCAGGGGCTTCAGGTGACGTAACTATGCCAGATATACAGGGTCAAGTAGCCGATAACAGGCGGAACGTACAACGGCTGGACGGCAACTTCGTCGTCGTCCCCGACCGGCAGGACCAGAACCTCAACTTCAACCGAAACACCATCGAGGTATCCGTCTCTGCCTCCATCTACACCCGCCCGCTCAACGACTCCCTCGTCTCCGGCCACCCGGACGAGAAGCACGGGAGCGGCAGGGGAGTCGCAGGCGACGTGAGAGGGGACTGGACGCAGGCGAACCTCACCGTCCAGAGCGCAGACTTCACGCGGGATGGGCGAAACGCGGTGCGGGACGCTCTCGACGGACAGAGCGGTTCCATCGACCAGTCAGGGGTAGGCACCGGAGGTGGAGAGGTGTCGCCCTCTGACGCGGCTCTCGCCGCAGAGACGGGACGCTCGTATGCCCAGGGCGTCCGGTCCACCGAGGCCAATAACGCAGTCCGGGGCAGGAGCGAGTACCGCTTCGCAGAGACAGGACCATCGGAGCAGGACCTCACCGAGTGGGGACTGTTCGACTCGTCCGGGCGTCTGCTCTGCCGCGTCGTGACTGACGCCCTGCCGAAGACAGCCGAGGACGAGGTGCGGGTAGACATCACGCTCTCGTTCGTAGGCTCGGCGCAGACAGGCGGCGTCATCACAGACGAGGGAGAGGCAACGATGGCCGAAGCGATGAAACTGGAGGCCGTTACCGTGGGCTTGGACGAGATGGCCTGGGGGACCGGGACCGCCGACCCGCAGGAGAGCGACACGGCCCTGGGGACGGAGCAACTACGGAAGCCCCTCCAGCGAGTGCTGGACCTGGAGACGATTACGACCTCGGCTCCACAATTCGAGAGCGAGCCAGCAGGCCAGCCCTACGACTACACCGAGGTCGGCGTGTTCGATAACAACGGCAGGCTCGTCTACCGAGTCACCTTCGACCCGTTCGAGAAAGATTCCACGGTGCGCTTCACGACCTCCGTGGGCTTCCGCATCGTATAGCCCTGCTGGAGGGTGGTTTTCGGCACGTCTACCCCAGGGGTAGCGTCTACGTGAGCCGACTTAGAGCGAGCCGTGGGGACCTACCTGGAAGCGCAGGGCGACGATGCCGCCTATCCCGAGCAGGCAGGCGCTCCCCCAGGACCGAGCGCGAACACGTACACGGAGGGACCAGGGTTCGGCCAGGAGAGCGCGAGCGGGACTGCGCCCATCACAGCCAGGCAGACGAGCAGGTAGAGCAGGACGATGTACGCAGTCAGGCGTCCCATCTCACTCCACCTCTGCCGGGACAGGCAGGGCGCACCTGTCCCGATAGCAGTCCCAGCAGGGCAGGTCGTCCGTGTCCTCCGGCCAGTAGCCTGGGCACCAGTCCCCGTCACACTCTGGACTCCGCTCTCCGCCGCCTGCCAGCCCTCTGCGCCGTCGCATACTCCGCGAGGCCCTGCTACCCATAGCGTGCCACCACCGTCACAGCCGGTCCCTCTCCGCTCTCTCCAGCCTGCCAGGAGACCACGCCGTGTTCCCGGAGCGCGTGAAGGTCGTCTGCGTCCAGGTGTACCTCTACCACGGCCCCGCTCTCGGAGAGCATCACGCCGCTCCCCTCGGTCTTACCAACAGCCACCTCCCTGCCGTCCTGCTCCCAGCGAATCTCCTGCCTGCCTTTCAGACTGTCCCACTCTCGGGGACCGAGGACGACGCCGATGGCGCTCTGGTCCCGCGCTACCTCTGCCCCGGTGTCCTCCGGTAGGTCCTCAGGCGTGTATCCGTTCGTTGTCATAGTCCTCTCCTGGTCGTACTGCGAAGTAGGTGCCACACCTCGAACAGAGATTCAGCCCGCTCTCTGTCCCTGCCTCTCGGCGGCAGGTAGGACACTCGACCCACTCGTACTCCGGTAGGTCCGTTGGCCCGTCCCAGGTGCGTGCCTGTTCGTCGGTCAGTCGCTCAGTCGTTACCTCGGCCATCTGCTCGTGTGTTCGGGTCATAGTCTCAAGAAGTTTGCTCACGTAGCACCCTCCAACTCCTGCGGAGCGTGGACACTCAGTTGTAGTACCTGCTCGGGGTCGTCTGCCACCTGCCGCATCCGTTCCGCGCAGTCCTCGCAACGCTCGCGCAGGTCGCGGGCAGACTCGCGCACATCTACCGCGCCCACTTCGGCCTCGTCTGCGTAGGCCATCGGACTGTCGTGGTTGTAGTCGCGTCTCTCCATCTCCTGCGCCAGGGCGTCGTGCCTTTGTCGCGCTTCGGTGCGTCGGTCGGAATCTTCCAAGTTTTCTCCATCTTCAGTCACCTTCTACACCCTATACTCCATCCGTGAGCCACTTCAATGTTGGTGCGGAGCAAACATCCGGGCGTAGCCAGGCGGAGCGGGCTACACAACCTACTTCCACCGGCTCTGCTGGGCGACAATCGGGCGTGATTCAGGCGCGATTCCTGCGTCCCCACCGGGCGATGAAGCACATACCGCTATACAGACCAGCCGTAGAGGGCTGGAGCGAGACGACGCCAGCCCGCGCCAGCAGGGTCAGCGATGGGACTAAGCGGCGCGGGAGAGAGGTACGAGTAAGATGCCATCCGCCGAACCGTTCGAGTGGCCGCAGGGGACGCCGCTGTTCGAGGTAATGTGGCGCTCGGTGACTGAATCGCTCGCAGGCAACGGGATAGTCAGCAACGGCGACCTGGAGGTCACAGCCACGGCGAACGCGCTGGAGATTCAGGTCGCCGCGGGCGATTACTTCTCCGTCGCCACGACCTACACGCTCGGCGCGGCGGAGACTCACACGCTGTCCGCCGGGGACGGGACTCACGACCGCTGGGACACCGTGTGGTTCGACACCGGGACGGGAGCCTCCGGCGTCACGGAGGGGACGCCCGCCGCGGACCCGGAGCCGCCCGACGTGACCGGCGACCAGGAGCCGCTCGCGTTCGTCTACGTCGCCCAGAACGCCTCCGACGTGACGGACGCTGAGGTACTCAACTGGCGGGCGAAGTTCAGCAACGAGGCCGAGGAGGTCCACTACGACGACTCTACGGGCGTCTACTCCGTCAATAACGTGGACGCCGCGCTGGACGAACTCCAGGAGGCGGCGCAGGCGACCGCCTACCCGTTCGCCCTCGCCGTAGACACGGATATGGACGTAGCCGGGACCGACCTCACAGACGCGGGGACGGTCCTCTACGAGTCCTCGAACGCCTGGTTCAGGAACGAGGTCGTCCAGGCGCTTGCTAACTTCACCGCAGACGAGCAGTTCGGCTCCTACCCGCTCCCTATCGGGGACCTCAACTCACCCTACGCACTCCCGTCCATCTCCGACATGGACGCCGCGGGGAACGACCTCGTAGATGGCGGAACGACTATCTGGGACACCAGCGCGGGATGGGTCCCCCGGGAGCAGGTAGACGATGAGCGAGTCACGAGCGGCGTAAAGACGGCGGCGTACACGACGGCGGGCGAGGAAGTCGTCCAGGTCGATACATCCGGCGGAGCCGTCACTATCACGCTGGCTTCGGCTGACATCGCGCTCGGTAACTTCGTCCAGGTCCAGGACGTAGGCGGCGCGGCGGAGACGAACGCCATCACCGTCGATACCGAAGGGGGAGAGGGCATCGACGGCGGGACCAGCATAACGCTGACCACGAACTACGGCGCGAAGATACTCGCCTCGGACGGGACGCAGTGGTACACCGCTGGCGGGAGCGCGGCTGGCGGCGGCGTCGATACGGAGGACAACGGAGCCTCAGTCGTCTCCGGGGCGACGGCCATCAACTTCGCCACGGACCTCTCCGTCACGGACGACGGGGACGGGACCGTGACCGTAGACTCCGACGCCGCTGGTGTGAGCGTCCTCGCGTCGGGGACGTTTACCCACACGGGCGGCTCTGCTTCCTCCACGACAGTCGCGGGCGTCACCTCCGACCAGACGGCGAACCTCTACGTCGAAGTGGGCGTGGATGCCGACCCGTCCTTCTCCGCCGACTACGCCTGGGACTACACGGAGACGGTGGCCTGGGACGACACGAACAGCCAGCAGGACGTAATCATCGACGCGACCTGGATTACCGACCCCGGCTCTGGAAACGACGTGACGCTGGACTACCGCATCTACACGCTGGACGTGAGCGTAAGCAAGAGTCGGATTCAGGACCTCGTGGACTCCCCGAACGGCAACGTCCCGACCGCACTCCTGGAGGACACGGAGAGCATCGAGGCGTCGGTCCCGGTCCCGCACGGCGAATCGCTGAAGGTCTACCGATGGGGAGCCTACAAGATTTCGGACGGGACCGCGCCCACCGGCCTCCAGGTACAACTGCTGGACGGGAGCGATACCGTCCAGGCCAGCGAGAACACGGTGAATACGGAGGCGACTGGCTCGCCGGTAGCGTCACACGGTAACGGGAGCGGGAGCCTCTCCATCTTCAAACTCCGAATCGACAACGGAACAGGCAACGCCTATACGACCGATGGCGTTGGTGGCATCTTCGCCTACGTGGTGGAATAATGGGGGGATTCGACGTAAATGGGCGAGGGACGCCTTCGAGCGGGCGCGGCCTCCCGGTTGGTCTGACTTCCACCATGACTATCGTAGACGACGTAGAGGACGGCGACATCTCTGAGTACTCGTCCGGCAACTTCCTGGCGTCCTCGAACAACCCCATCGAGGGGACGTACTCCATCGCACCCGACACGGGCGCCGGGAGCCGAATCATGTGGTCGGGGTCCGGCCTGGATAACTACCCGGCGAGAGGGGACACGTACTCGGTCCTGGGCCAGGAGGACTCAAACGCGCAGAACCTCCCCGAGTTCCTGTGCTACGGTGAGGTAGGAGACGGTAACTTCGACGGCTACGGGATGGGGTTTTTCCCGAGTATCAACGAGATGCGGATTCGGCGCTACGACAACAACAACCCGATACACCTGACGAGTACCTCCGTCTCGTTCCAGACGAATACGGTGTACGAGTGCGTGATGGAATCTACGTCCTCGGACCTCACGTTCACGATATATGAGGTAGATGGGTCCCTCGCCCGCGGGTCACAGGTAGATAGCATTTCGACCAGCGACTCCACGCATAGCGGGACGGCTGTCGGCATCCGAAACGGAACCAGCGCGGACGGGACCTCAGACGGGTGCCTGGACCGGATGCAGATACTCTAACGATGGCCGAGGAAGTCGATTACTTCGGGGACGGCGACCTGTCCGAATACTTCGGGTCAACTGGCAATTTCGATGTGAGCAACGGCGTCCTATCGACCGACGTAGCGAACGCAGGGAATTACCGCATCGTCTCCACGAGCGGCCTGCCGAACTACCCGAACGCGGGAGACGTGTACGCCTGTGAGATGCGAGCCGGCCCGGACAGTAATACGGAGGGCAACCCCGAGATGTTGTTCGCGGCCACGGACACCGACAACTGGTACTCGGTGGCCTTCGGATATTCCCGGCAGGAGGCTTTGTATCAGGTGGCCGATGGCGACGGTAGGAGTCCGGGCGAACTCGGGAACGAGTCGTTCTCCTGGAACCTGGGTGAGTGGTACGACGTGCGGGTAAAGTTCGGGGGCGACATCACCTCCGACTTCGTGTTCGAGGAGGGCGACGGTATCACAGTCGGGGACGCGGGCGATACGGACCTGGCGAACGTCGAAGGCGTCGGCGTAGAGGACTCGTCCTCGGCGTCCGGGTTCGTCCGGGAGGAAGGCAACCCGCTCGCGGAGCCGCAGTCCGAGTCGCTGGAGGCGAGTGTCTACGATTCGCCGTCCTCTGACACGCCGCTGGTCACAATCACGACCGACCCAGGAAAACTGGTCGAAGCGGGTATCGGATTCAGGAACGCGGCCGCTGGTACGGCGAACGAGCAATGGCGGAACGCGAGGATATTATGAGCCTCGCAGGTACTATGATGGGTGCGCTACAAAGTGGACAGTATATGGTTGAAACGTGGCAGGTAGTCGTTCTCGCGGCTGGAATCCTCGTAACTGTCCTCACGCTGTACGGCACGCTCATCCGCCGGAACTACGACATCGTATCAACGCTGAACCAGCGGCTTCTGGGCGCGGACGGAGACGGTACAGACGAGGGCTTCCTCCGGGAAACGAGTGATAAACTGGACAATCTGGGGGAGAAGATGGACGACCAGATATGACGGCCAGCACTATATCCCTCGCTCTCGTGGACCTTCCTATGGTACAGGACTGGCAGGTTTTGGCCGTCGCTGTCACCGTTCTTATCGCGGTCCTCACGCTCTACGGCACACTCATCAAGCGCAACTACGACATCACGAGCCTGCTGAAACAGCGGCTCTTAGGGGCAGACGAGGACGAAACGGACGATGGCTTCATACACGAGACGGAGCAGAGATTCGACCAACTGGAGGGGAAGATGGAACGACACTCCAGGCAGACGCATCGGCAACTCTACGCGGTGGATAGGAAGGTGAACATCCTCGTCTCTGCTATCGCAGATTCGGAGGTGAACGGCGAACTGCCGACTGAGAGCCTGGACGACGTGCCCCCTCCCGAAGGCCGCGACTTTCTACGCGGAGGTGGCGCAGGAGACAGCGACCTGGACCCTGACGCTGCGCCGGACGGTGGGGAGCCTATTCACCCAGATAATCCTCAAGAAAACAGCGGCGCGAACGACGAGTCTTAGCGGTTCCTGTGGAGTATCTGGGGCAGGGTGTCCCAGTCCTCTACGCAGTCCTCGCGCTTCGCTCGGTAGTATTTCTCCGTCTCGTGGCAGTCGTAGGGGTGGCGGCAGTAGAAGGTCGTGTCACGAATCTCATTGCTTTTCCACCGGACTGCGATGAACGGCTCTGCGCCGAAAACCTGGGCGAAACGGACCAGAGCGTCGGCCTCGTCCTTCCCGATATACACGGGGTCGCCGCCACTTTTCTTCACCTCAAAGGCGAGCGCCCTGCTCACCCGGTAGCCCAGGACGCCTGCGCTCCCCGGCTCGCACTCGCCTGCCAGCACGTCCGGCAGGTCGGCGTCGGTGGCGCTCCCCGAGGACGGGATGCGGATAGCGCCGTAGGCGAAGTCGTTTCGCAGGGTGTTCACCAACTCCCGCTCGCTCGCGTCTCCGTTACCCATCGGCCCACCTCCGTAGCGTCCCCGGAACACGGCCTGGAGGCAGGTTGAACTGGTGGACGAGGATAGCCCCACACTCTCGACAGAGCCGGTCGTCCTCCAGGAAGGCACGCAGGTCGTCGTACTGCTCCGATATGTCGGCTACTGCGGTCCCTCCGTGGTCGTGGTCGCACGCTCCGCCGCCGCCTGCCTCTCGGAGGACGTGGGTAGTGTCGTCGTGCCCGTCCTCTCGATAGAAGCGCAGGGTCGCCGTGTGCGCGGATTCTACGTCTATCTGTCCCTCGCGTGGGCTTCCTTCCTCCTCGTCCTCTGCGCCGCTCTCTCCGCCCGCAGAGACGAACGAGGGAGGTTCGGGGCTGAAGGACACCGTTCGCTCCAGCAGGACGAAGGTGGCGTGTACCTCCACCTCGCCACCCAGGTACTCCTGGACCGTACTGTCCTGGAGGTGGAGGCCATCCACGGCGTCCTCCAACTTCCGCAGGTCGGCAGTCGCAGTCGGTGTCGAGTCGGGGTAGATAGTGACCTCTACCTGCGTCTCGCTCTCCACCTCCACGGCGTCCTCCAGGGCGCTCGGCGGAGTGTAGGTCGATTCGGAGGTGGAGTGGAGCATCTGGACCTCGTAGGACCCGCCGAGTTTCGCGTCCATCACCTCGCGTAGTTCGTTCTCGTCCATCTGTCAGTCACCCATACTCACGTCTACGTCCCGTGGGAGGTAGAAGTCTCCGCCGTTACTCCAGCAGTCGGAGCAGTCCACTCGCTTGATGTACCTCTGCGGGTCGTCCTCCCGCATCAGGTACTTGTCCGGCACCTCGGGAGCGTCCTTCCAGGCACGCATCGTGAACTCGTAGACGGTGCTACTGTCCTCTACGATGAACACCCTGCCGACGCCCCAGCCGCCGAGCCTGCGTAGGACGCCCTCTGAGATGCCGTAGGCGTCCAGGGCGTGGATGCGGTGCTTGTCGCTGTCCCGCTCGGAGACGTAGGCCCGACAGCCACGCTCGGGGCAGGGACCGACCCACCCTGCGATGATGCGCTTCTCGCCTACCGTGTGCGGGACCTTCCGCTTTTTCTGGATGTGGGGTGGCTCCGGGGGCTGGACGCCGCCGCCGAAGTCGGAGAGGTCGCTCATCCGCGCTCTACCTCCGCCCCGCACTCGCCACACTCGAACACTCGGACGTGGTGCCCGCCGTAGAGTTGGCGCTTCGTTCCCGTGTCTCGGAGGGTGCCGCCGCATCCGCCCTTCGGACATTGGAGTCTCGTGTCACGGCTCATACTTACCCTCGTTGTACCGCCGCATTAGAGTTTTGGCCGCCCGATTCCGGTCGTCGGCGTAGAGGGTGTCGCGCTCCCACAGCCCGCTCTCGGGCGACCCTGTGAGCAGGACTGCGCAGTATCGCCCCTCGTCTGCGTCGTATCTGTTGCCTTCGTGCGCAGTCTCGTAGATGTCAACGAAGGCTCCCCAGGTGTCATCGAGGACGTACTCGCTCACCTGCCCGGCAGAGGCAGACAGTCCTCGGTCGATTCGCGCCCATCCGTCTGGTAAGGCTCTCATCTCTCGTGCGTTCAGCGGTTTTTCGACTGTCTGGTCGCTCCTGTCGAGCGGGAAGATACACCCGCCGCCGACCCACTCCCCTCCGCAGTCGGCGCAGGAGTGGATTTCGGCGCTCTGGTGCGTGATTTCGAGGGTGTCCTCGCGCTCTTTCACCCTGCGCACCTCTCCGAGGT